TCTGGTCAGGCACTTTGGTACTACTCTTCAGCAGATACTATTGCGGATGCAAATACCGCAGGGTATTTTAATGATGCTGCGAATATACTAAATTTGAATGACATAATCATGACAATAACATCAACTGGCGGTACACCTGTACTTACTCATGCGTATGTTAATGCTAATAATGGTTCAGTAGTAGATATCACCAACGGTGTTGTAATTACCAACACTGATGGCGATTAATAACTAAAAGGAGTGGGGGGTTAACGCCCCCCATTTATTTATATGGCAGTAACAAGCACTTCAGCAGACTCCCCTGTAGATGTATCTAGCAGGGCATTAATTTTGATAGGCGCAGAGCCTATTACTTCGTTTGACGACGGAAACAATGAAGCACTCGTTGCTTCTAATATGTATGAAGATGTTGCTAGATCATCACTTGTTAATACAAGGTGGAGATTTGCAACTAACCAAGCTGTTCTTAATAAATTATCTGATGCTCCTACTGGGAGATATGATTCAGCTTACCAGATACCAAGTGACTCATTAATGCTTCATGCAGTAACAGTAAATGATTACCCAATATTATATCAATCATATGGCGATAAAATATTTTGTGATGCTGGTTCTAATGACTCATTAATATTAGATTATACATTTAGAGTTGATGAAGAGTTTTGGCCTTCTTATTTTATAATAGCTGTAGAGTATGCTTTAGCTAGTGTATTTGCAGTAGCTCTAGCAAGAGATGCAAGTCTTTCTCAATTAATGGAACAAAAAGGTTTGATGGCTATGGCTAAAGCTAGAGGTTTAGATTCACAACAACAAACAAATCGTACTCTAAACACATCGAGGTTTATAACTCAAAGGCGTAGTTGATGCAAAAAGTACGAGTACCCATTACTAACTTCCAGTTTGGCGAAGTAAGTCCTTCTTTATATTCAAGAACTGATTCTGATATCTACACTGCTTCTGCTCAACGAGTAGAGAATTTTTTTCTTAGAGCAGAGGGTGGAGTTATTAAACGTGCAGGATTAGAGAATATATATGAGTATGATACTACAATAGAAAGAACTACGTTTACTATTACTGTATCTGACTATGCTAATATAGCAGCAGGAACACAAGTAAAATTCTATGATGCAGATGGCAACTTATTTACTCTGCAATCAGAAACAGCAGGAAGTAGTGCGCCTTCTTCTTCTTCTGGCAATATACATTTCTTTAGACCTAACACCTCAAACAATGTAACAGCAGATAATATTTTTACTGCTATTAATGCTATTGATGGATTTACTGTAGCTAATCCAGCAGCGGCAGTTGTTACTGTAACAAGAGATAAACCTAATGGCGGCACACATTTAGCAACAGAAAGCACAGATGTTGCAAGATTAACTGTTATAAACTTTAGTGGTGGCTCTAAGGTTCAATCAAGACTATTACCTTTTATATTCTCTGATGATGAGCGATATATAATATCTTTAGAAAATGCTAAACTAAGATGCTTTCAAATAAGCCCAACAACAGGTGCGGTATCTTTAGTAGCTACAGTAACAGCGGATACCGATAGTGCCGCTTTACCTTTTTCAGATGCCTTTATGCACGAATACACATTTGCTCAAGCAGGTGATGTTATGTTTATTTGCCATCCATTGTTTATGCCAAGGCAGTTAGTTAGAACAAGCCTTACTACATTCCAAGTAGAAGTGTTTGCATTTGATGTTAAGTCTGATTCTAAGTTAATTTACCAACCATATTTTTCTTTTCAATCTCTAGGTGTTACACTTGATCCTTCTAAAACTAGTGGTACTGGTGCTACATTAACTACTAGTGTTGCTTACTTTGACACTACAGGAAGTCAGTCTGGTGGTAATTATGCTAGCTCTTTACACGTTGGGGTTACTCTTAGGTATCATGGGTCAGAAATAGAGATTACCTCTGTGCAATCTTCTACTCAAGCAACAGGAACTATACTTGATTCTTTAGAGCAAACATTAGATGTAAATGCTTTTAGAACGACAGATGGTTCTGCTGAAGTTATTGTTACTCATGTTAAACATGGCTTGTCTGTTAGTGACGTTGTTGTTGTTTCTAAAGCAGCAGCAGTAGGTAATATATCTTCTAGTAATCTAAATGGCTCAAGAACTATTACATCTATTGTTGATGATAATCATTATACTTTTGATGCAGGTGGTTCTGCAAATGCTAGTGTTGATGGAGGTGGTGCGCCAGTAATGACTACACACGCTGCTTCTGCTAATTGGTCAGAGCAATCGTTTTCTGCTCTTAGAGGATTTCCTGCGGCTGTTACATTCCATGAAAACAGATTAGTTTTTGCTGGTACTATATCTCAGCCAGATTCTATCTTTATGAGTAAGTCTGCTCAGTATTATAACTTTGATGTGGGTACAGCGGAAGACAGTGACTCAATACAAATTACAGCAAGTATTGGTGAAATAAACCAAATACTACATTTAGTATCTAATCGTGATTTACAAATATTTACAACTACATCTGAAATGTTTGTGCCTTCATTTCAAAACAAACCATTAACACCAACTACAACTACAGTTAAAAGACAAACGCCTTTTGGTAGTGCTTTTATTAAACCACAAGTAATAGATGGTGCTACTGTTTTTGTACAAAAAGGTGGAGCTATTGTTAGAGAGTATTTATTTACTGACTCAGAGTTAGCTTACTCAGCAGGGTCAGTATCTGCTTTATCTAGCCATCTTATTAAAGCTCCAAAGGAAATGAACATACTTTACGGTGCAATAGATAGAACAGAAAGTTATATATTTGTTGTAAACAATGATGGCACTCTTGCTGTGTTTAATTCTAACAGAAATGAAAAGAGAGCAGGTTGGACAGAGTTTACTTGTCAAGGTAGGTTTATGTCTACTGTAACTATAGATGACAGAGTATTTGCTAACATAGTTATTAACACTGGTGCAGGAACACACACAATGTTTCTATGTGAATTTCAAGCGGCATTAAATACAGATGTGTCTAAAGTCTATACTGGTAGTGCAGGTGTGTTTGATGTGTCTGCTACTTACGCTAATGGTGCTGTTGTTGATGTAGTTAATGGCACAAACTATCTTGGTCAATTTACTGTAGCAAGTGGTAACGTAGATGTTTCTGCTGTTGAGTTAGCTACTGTAGCAGAGATAGGATTAAAGTTTGATGTTAACTTAATAACAAATCCAATAGATATGGTGTCACAAAGTGGGCCAGTTACAGGCGAACCAAGGAGTTTAGCTAGTGTAGTTGTTGACTTAAACACTACTCTATCTGTAAGTGTAAATGGAACTAATCTTTTAATTAGGCAAGTTACTGATGACTTTTCTTTGCAGCAACAACCAGTTACAGGCAAAAAAGAGTTTAGGTTACTTGGATACAATCGTGATCCACAGATCACAATAAGTCAATCAGCACCATTACCAATGCAGGTTAATGGTATAATAGCGGAGTTAGTATTCTAATGTGTGGTCCTTTAGCAATTTTAGCAAGTGCTGGAAGCACTATGATTCAAATGAGTGCCCAACAAAAGGAAGCAGAAGCGACTGCTAAAAATGAACGCAGGGTTGCTATGCAACAAAAAATTGATAGAGAGATGGGTAAAGTTCAAGCATTGCAAAGACAAAACCAACGTGTAGAAGAATACATTTCTGCTGAAAAATCTAATATGGCTGTGTTTTCTGCAAGTGGTGTTGATGTAGACAGTGCATCTCAAAAAGCTTTTGAAGAAGCTAATGCTATTACTGTTGGGGAAGATGTAAGGTCAATAGCTTTTCAAGCTGATATGCAATCTAAAACTAGAACTGTGCAAGCAGGTTTAGCAGAGCAACGAGCAACAAACGCTTTAAGCGCAGGATACACTAATATGATGGGAACTGCTCTCTCAGGTATTTATAATATGGCAAGTGTAGCACCTGCTAATAATAGTTTATCAGAAGGATTTAAATTTCTTACAACACCTTTTAATTTGAGTGATTAGGAAAATAAAATGGCTAAAATAACTAAACAAAAAAGATCCTACATAAATCAACCAATAGGTGTTACTACATTTGACACTGGTGAAACTGATTTATGGAAATCTGTTGCTGACACCGCTAGCCAGCTAAATCAAATAGCTTTAAAAGAAGGTGTTAAACAAGCAGAGCAATCTGGTCTTGATGCGGCTATGGCTCTTGATCAAGCTAAAATATTTGCTTTTAATCCAGAAACAGGTTCTCCAGAAGCATTAGATTCTAATTTAATAACTGGAGGTATTATTGCTAGAGATGCTTATAAAAGAACAATACAAGCTAGATTTAGAGACTCTATAGAATCAGAATTACAAAATAAAGCATTAGAATTAAAAATAAAATACCCTGCAAATGAAAATAATTTTCGTGAAGAAATGTCTAGGTATGTTGCTGAAATGCACGAAAACGCACAAGGCAAATGGAAAGAAACTATAAAAGTTGGTGGGGTAGCAATAATAAATTCTACCGCTCCGCTTATTGCACAAGAAAACATTAGAAGAGAAAACGCAAAAACTGGNCAAGAACTAGTACAAAAAAGAGATGATTGGTTAAANATTCATTTNCCAGCTCTTTTAAAAAATTATTCTGGTGTAGAGCTTAATGCAAGAATAGCTGTTGAAGTAGATGATTTAGAAAAACAATTTACAGATGCTGAAGATGTTAAATCTATATTAGCTAGTGGCTTTACAAACGAATTTAATGAATTAACTCTAACTATGATTGCGACAAACAAAGCTGTATTATTATTAAATAATCCTAAAAATAATATTCCAACTAATTCTACTGGAACACCTATAAGAAATGAAATTCTTCATGTATTAAAAGGTGGTTATGACGGAAATTTAAGTCNACAAGCAAAAAATATTATTACACAATTAAGGGAAGAAACTGGAAATAATTCTGTTATATTAAAAAATATAGCTACAGAAATTACTTCTGAAATTGATTATCTTAATAAACAAGCTATTAATGAAAGTGCCTTAGAAGGTTTAAAAAGTACTTTTCAGCTTCTTGAAGAATCAAAAAATAATCCATATGCAGATAAAAACATTAGTGAACTAGATCTTTCTGCAGATGGAAAGATAGAAAAAAATTTAAATCAGATTAAATTAGATTTTCAAAATAACCTTTCTAAACTTGTAAATGTAGCTGGTTCTGAATCTGAACAAAAAGCTCTTACTAATGCATTTCAAAATAAAGAACAACAATTAGTTGAGACTCTTGTTTATAATTTGTTTGTTGGAAAAGAGCCAGCAAGAATATCAATTCTTAGAGCGGCTTTAGAAGGAAATATTAAAGACGCTTTTAAAAAATTTCCAAATCAAAGCGCACCTACTTCTGATGAAAGTAATATTATTAATTTTATGCAACGGAATAATTTTAATACAAAAGGATTTGAAGGTCAGATTGGAAATGCAGCACAAGCATATAATGGTAATAAAGGTTTAAAAGTACAGGATCAAAGGAACTCATTAGCAAATGATCGAGATTCTATTTTGCGCGTAGTAGAATTAAATGATTACGAAAAAAACAAAGAGCTAATAAATTCTTTTATTAATGAAACAAAAAATTCAAAAGGAAAATATAATCTTCTTGATAATTTAAGTCTTATTAATCCTACTGTTAATTTATTAAGAAACAAACTTGCTGAATCATCTATGAAAGAATTAACTTTTGCAAACTCAACAGAAATAGCGGAAGCGGAAGCTTGGGCAAGTTCTCAAGGACAATTTGACTTAAAGCAAGAAAACAACTTAAAAATTTTAAAAAGAACAGTAGATATAAATGGAAATTATAAATCAATAACAACTATACTTTCTAGTAGACGGCAAGATATGGCTATTTTAGAAGCTGCAAATCAAGCAACTGCAAAAGAACAAGAATTAGTAAGTAATCTTTTATTAGGCAATGCTAGTAATACTGCACCAAATCAAAAACTAGCATACGAAGTATTAATAAAAAACAATATACCTGAAGGAGAAAATTTAAATTCTATTTTGTCTAATTTAAACAAAATAAATCAATATCCAAAAGTGTTAAGTGGTATACAGCAATCTTTAGAAATAGGAATTATACCAGAAGGTTTTAAACAATTTATGAAAAAACAATCAACTGGAATAGGAACTACAGCTCAAAGTTCTATAACAGCTTTAGCTTTGTTTGAAATACTTGAGAATAACGCAGACGAAAAAACACAAAATCCACAACCTTTATTAATTAATACAATGGACGCAAAAACGTACGCTTTATTTGATGTAGCAAATACTATAAAAAATGAAGAAGGCGAAGCTAATTCTTTAGATTTTTTTCAAAAAGCAAATTTAATAGATGATGATAAAGAAATAAAAAGTTTTGCAGTATGGTTAGGAGATCCTAATGGTAACATAAATGACAAAACACAAACATTTAAAAAATGGGCAAATGCTAACGTAAGTTCTGATTTATTAAATGATACAGAAGCAATGTATAATTTTGAAATCTATGCAAGATACTTAAAATTAAGTGGGTACACTCCAGAACAAACAAAAGTTAAATTAAAAGAATTATATGCTAGAAAATACCCAGAAGATTTATTAGTTGAAGATTATGGAAGAGCAAATATTAATAGAACTATACACGCTTTACGTCTAGCTATGCCTATACCAGAAGTTTATGAAGCATTTATTGGAAACGCTCAAGAAATTTTAGCTTTACATCATCCAAATGTTCGACTTGGAAGTTATGAAAATATGCATTTATTGCAAAGTTTATTAAGCACAAGACCTGAGGATATAAAAGCAAAAGAAGAAAAAAAACTCCGTGAGTTTGATTCTGTTCTTATAGCAATGCCAGGGGCATATGAAAATAAAGGTGGAGCTGACCAAAGAATATATGGCTTATACATGAAACTTAAAGGTGGTGGTAGAAAATTATTAACTATTACTAATGAATTTGGAGATGAGCAACCAATACTTTTAAACACAAAAGCCCAATATTTATTAGATATAACAAAACAAATTCAAAAAGAAAAAATGGAAATATCAGAAGAAAATATAAAAAATAGTAAAGAATGGAATCAAAAAACAGATAGAATGTTGCAATTAATAGGTGAATCTATGGTAGGTAAATCTATTTCAATAGAAAATAAAAATTTAAACACAACGAATCCGTTTAAAGGTATTTATGAAGGACTTATAAATAAAGATAATTTAAGTGGCAAAACAGATGCAGAAAAAAACAAATTAAAAATGCAACAATTAAAAGAAAAATTTGATGGCAGTTAGTATATTTGATTCAAGAGACCTTAGACAACATTTAAGTCCAACTATTGATCAACCAATAGCAAACGTTGATGTTCCTTTTTGGGATACAGTTAAGGCAAATTTAGGTTATACCTATGATCCTTTAATGGATTTTATTTCTAATAGATTAAAATATGATTATGATGATGACTATTCTCCAGAGTTTGATTTAGCAGGTTACGAAGAATATAGTAGTTCTTTACTCTATGCTAGAAGCGCAAATCATATGATTCAATTAAAATCTCAAATAGATGATAATATTCAAAGAAGAAAAATTTTAGAAAATTCTAGTTTTTGGGCACAAGTAGGAGCAAGTATTCTTGACCCAATTAATATAATTACAATACCTTTGGGTGGCCCTGCTATAACTTTAGGGAGAGTAGCTGCAAGAAGTGCTATTGGTGTAGGTGCATTGCAAACTGGTTTAGAAGCTATTCGATATCCATTTGATCCTTTAGCTACTGTAGATGAAGCTGCGCTTAACATTGGATTTGCTGCTGTTACTGGTGGTTTAATTGGTGGCGCAATCAATGTGCCTAGAGCAATGAGATTTAAATCTTTAAACAAAATGATAAAAACAGCAGATGAAAATGCTAACGAGCAAATTAATTTAAATAATATAAATAATATGCTTAATAATAATACTTTAACTATTGCCCAAGACCCTAAAGCAAGAAAAAAATTTAATAATAAAACACAGGAAGAATTAAAAAAAGAATCTAATTCTATTGGGAAAAAAATAGATGATATAAATGTTAGATTAGGACAAGAAGATCCACAAACTATGCCAGTAGATAGATTGGGTAAGTCTAAATTAGAAAAAACTAAATTAAAACAAAAAGAAAAATTAAAACAAATAGACGAAGAACTTGCAGTAAGACATTTAGAAATAAAAAATACTAAATCAACTGATAAATTCTCTATTGCTGCTGGTGGCGCAATAGGAAATTTTATAAGCACACCACTTAAAAGAGTTTTAAATTCAGATAATATTGATTTTGCTAAAGAAACTTTGTTAGAATTAATAAGCGATAGCGGAATATTATTAAATTTACATAAATTACAAAAAACTATTGGTCCTTCTATACACCAAAAAGCAGTAATAAGAAATGGAGAATGGGTTAGCGTATATCAAGACGTTTTAAAAGATTGGGGAGATCAAATTGATATAGACGTTAAAACTACTCTTGGTGTTAATGCGGCTGATATGGCAGTCAGATTAGAAAACAAAATATCAAGAGGTAAAGGAAGGCAAAACTTTACTGATTTTTTAATTGAAATAAATAGAAAAAGAATATTTGGAGAAGAAGGATCTACACCTGCAGAAAAATCTGCAATGGTAAAAATAGATAAATTTTTTCAAAAATGGGAAAAAAGATTACGAGCAACTGGTCAAATAGGCGATGATATAACTATAAGAAAACTTATTGATGATGCTGAAAAAGATTTAATATCTTTAAAAAATAAACTTGCAGATGAAATTAAAAGAAAAGGTAAAGAAAGTAATCTTGCTAAACTTTACCGATCTAGAATAGAAAGAAAACAAACTGAAATATCAGAAAATACATTATCTTTACAAACAAAAGATGACCTTGCTCCAGCAGGAGAAAAATCTTTTCTTCCTAGATATTGGGATAAAAAATATATTGAAAGATACAGAGAAAAATTTGAAACAGTTTTAACAAAATGGTATAAGGAAAATCCTTTTGTAATGTCAAAAGGTGTTGATAATAAATGGGTAAAAACTAATTTAAGTGATTCTAAAGATGCTATTAAAGATAGAGTAAAAAAAACTATAGATAACATTTTACAAAAAAATGATGAAGAAATAATTCCAAATGTAGGCGCAGGTAAATCAAAACATTTTAAACACAGAGAGTTAGACATACCTAATCAATTAGTTTGGGAATTTATTGTAAAAGATCCTATAGCAATTATGAAAGGATATACTCATAAAGTTGCTGCAAAATACGAATACGCTAAACAATATTCTGGTAAAAGT